AACCCATATGCTATACGGAATATATTTTTCATCTGATGTTCTAATGTCTTTCCATTAGTTTTATGAGTGAAAAGATTTAACAAAGAAAAGAATGGACTTACCTCAAATATCCCAGACTTTGGTTCATATGCATGTTTTGCCTCATAACCATTTTCTTTTGGATATTCACCAGTAAAAGCATAAACTTCAAATGGTATTTGAACTTTCTTACAGAACCAAATTAAATTATATAACTGTTTAATAGTGTCAAGCATCACATGATTCATTGATCCTGACCAATCAAGAATGAATACTAATCCGTGGTTTTTCCCATCAGGAACAATCCCAACCTTCTTAAAGATGTCTTCATTGAATCTATACGTATGAAGCTTTTTTGTATCGAGGATCCCAGTGCGATTTGTACTAGTACGAGCATAATTGTCAGCTGCTTTCCGACATTCAAATTCTTTAACAAGGTAACTTACCTCCTTTTGTGCAGATTTTTTAAATTCAATAAACTTCTTATCAACTTCAGAAATTACTGACCTATGACGATAACCATAATAGATGTCTTCATCTCTTTGAGTGAATGCTGGCATATCTACATCTTCAACCCACTGTTCATCACATCTTTCATGTATTTCTTCATTAGATACAATAACTCTATCTAAGTCAAGTTTAGGTCTTTCAACATATACATTCTCTGCTGATCCTTGATCAACTAAATCTTTCAATGATTCTTCAAGAGCCTGTACAGTTTTAACTTCAGGTTCTTCTTCTTGTTCATCTATACGACTTGGTTCAGATGCAGCAACTTGTGATTTAGATTCTTGAGTTTCTTCAGTTTCTTTTTCTTCTTCCTTCTCTTCATCCTCATACTCAATACTATCTTCACCTAAATTAGGTCTAGCTTGTAACTGTGTTTCTTGTTCTTCTTTCTTCTGTTCCATCTCTCCTTTACAATAATCATAAAGAAGTTCAGCTGATTCTAGAGTATCTTTAAATGTTTCACATTTATTAATCTTATTAATAATATCTTTTTCAGTATCATTAAAATATATGTCTAAAAAATTACCTACCTTAAAATATAAATTAACACGATCAGCAACATTCATTTCATCAACGTTTATATCTAAAACATTAAAGAAATCTTGTTCATGCAATTCTTTATAAGCATGAAAGAAAGTCTTTGAAAGGCCAGGATATCTACGTTTAATTAATTTTTCAATTCTTGCATCTTCAACTATATTTACAAATGATAAAGGAATACGTCCTTCAAAAGACCAATCATTAGGAGTATAAAGTGCATGTCCTACCTCATGACCAACCAACATATCATATACATCATTACTTGCTTTCTCCCAAATAGGAAGAGTTAATACCCTACTCTCTACATCAAATTGTGCAGTTTCAACATGTTTATGTTCTACTACAAAATCTTCAGTAGCAAGAAGTTTAGCTAATTGAGACTTGATTTCTTGTTTTACTGACATGTGTTCCCTTCTGTATGTACACATTATAAGACCCCCGACGAGGATCGGAGGTCTTTAGTAGACACTTTATCAACTGTCTACGCCTTTCTCTTGCAGAACGTAGTGCCTGTGGTTTAAGTTTTCGTTTCGGTGGTTTACCCGAATTGTGTTGCCAATTAGAAATTCTCATTTTGTTCCTTGTATCCTTGGACCATTCTACTGAATCCTTTGACCTTCTCAAATTGTATCATACTCTCGAACCTATCGTGAAGAGCTTGTTTGTGAGATATGACAAACACGTTAGCATCTTTTATCACATACTTAATGATCTTAAGGAATTCTTCAGTTCCCATACCATCCAAAGAACTATCAAATATTTCATCCATTATAAGAAGATTAGTGTTTACAGAATTTTTATACCTAGCAATTTCTCTCCATGTGAATAGAAGTGCTAAGTCAATTCTCATCTTCTCACCTTCACTAAAGGAAGCATAAGAAAAATCTTCATGTATGGGAGACTGAATAGTTTCATTAAACTCCTCATCAAGTTTAAAATTAATATAGAAGTCCATCATCCTGAGATACTTATTAACTTGTTGGTTGATAAGTGGAAGATACTTTTTGATGATTTTGGACTTTACTCCACCATCCTTGAGAAGGGAATAAGCAAAAGCGTGATAAGAGATCTCTTGTTTTTTATCTCCCAAGAGATCATAGGTTTCTCTTAAATTTTCATTAAACGTATTTAACTTCTCATGTTCAGAATTTCGGTTTTCAAGTTGAGTGGTAATAGTTTGAATTTCTGATTCAAGTTCTCTGACCTGTTTTTGACATCCAGAGATGCGAGTATTGTTTTGAGAAATGCCATGCGTTAGTTTAGTGATCTCCTTTGATAGATTGGTAAATTGATGCTCTCGCTCTTCTTCAGTTTTAATTGCTTCTTCTAGTTCTTTATAACCAGATTGCAACTCCTTTGCCTTAGATTGAGCATCATCGATTCTATTTAACCTAAATTCTTCCTCTATATTTTGAGTACATGTAGGACATACCGTATTCTCTGTGAAAAACTTATGCTCTTTGGTAATAGTAGATACTTTATTGGATAATTTACCCTTTAAATTGTTTAGTTTCTTTAACTTAGATCCAGCACCAGTAACCTTTTCTTGTTCCTTTATAAGATCTTCTACATTACTTTCTATAAGTTGATTATGTTCTATATGAGTATCAGATTCAACAGTTAAAGATTTAATCTTAGATTCCTTATCAGATATATTTTTCTTACTACGATTCTCTAATTCTTCAATAAAATTCTCTTGCATCTCTACTTTATCATTAAGAGATTCTTTCTTTAATTCTAAAGTCTTGACTTCATCTCTTATACCTTTAATCTTATCTCTTATAATATTATTCATAGCAGAGAAGATTTTTATATCTAAAAGATCTTCAATCACTTCTCTACGAGTAGAACCTGTCAATTGCATAAAAGGAACAAAAGCACTACTACCCAAAATAACAATCTGAGTAAATGACTTATAGTTCATCTTAAGAACATTCTGTTCTAACCACTTCTGTTGGTCATTAACAGATGATGACTGATTCAGCATCTGACCGTTTCTATAAATCTCAAATATATTAGGTTTCATACCTCTACGAATAAACCAATCCGTAGATCCTATAGTAAAATCTATTTCAACAGAACAATCCTTCTCATTCATAGAATTGAGAAGTTGTGATTTATTAATTTTGCGAAATGGTTTATTAAACAAAACAAAAGTCAACGCATCTAAAATGGTTGACTTACCTGCTCCATTTGTTCCTATTATAACTGTAGTTGATGTTGATCTAAGATTAACCTCTGTCCAATTATTACCTGTAGATAATAGGTTACGCCATCGTATTTTTTCGAAAAGGATCATTCTTTGGAGGCACTATGATATCTTCTGGTGTAATAACATTATACACGTAATTATGCACTTGGCAAGCTTTGATAGCAACAGCATCATCAACTTCTATTATATTCATCTCTGGAAAATCATCAACTTCCATTAATCCAACATACCTATCTGCATCATCTTCCTCTTCAAACATAAGAAGAACTCTTTCACCATTATCACCCTCAAGAGCAAAAGCACCTTCGTCCTCATATCCCTTTACAGTGAGAATAAACATCACTCTACCTCACAAGCTTCCTTGTATACATCTTGAATAATATTAGTAACAATAGATTTATCCAAATCTACCTCAGCTTCTTGTATATACCTATTTAGAATTGAGATAGTGTCTTCAGACTCTTCAACATCAAACTCTTCATCTTCAATCGTAGCTAAACCTTCTACAATTTTTAACTCAAAACAGTTTGATGCATAAAGTTTATCAATATATTGTTCAAATTTCTTTGGATCTGTTTTCTTTCTGACTATAAGTTTAAGTATCTTATCTTCAAATTGAGTAACATCCAACATCTGATGTGGAGTATCGTCATAATACAAAGTATAGAACATACGATAAGGATTATCTATAGTAGTAAGTTCTAAAGTCTCTGTATCAAATAAATGAAATCCTCTAGGATCATTTACATCATTCCAATATATTTCATAAGGATTACCTAAGTAAGAAATATT